TTGCTCCAACAGTACCCCATAATGTATCGTTATTTTCTCGTAATTCTAATTCTCTATCTATTTTAGTGGCTATATTATTAAATTGTGCATCATTATAAACTTTACCTATAAAGCTATCTGCATAAGGCTCATATTTAGTTCCTATTAATTTACCTCCTATATCATAATTTATATCCTCTTCTTGATCTTCTATGTTATTTGATAATGCATTATTTAATGTTGAAGTAATAGTATTTTGTAAAACAAATTCATCTTTAAAAGATTGTAAAGCACCCTTTTTAGGCTCTTCTTGTTTTATAGGCTGATTAATTATCTTTGACTTTTTCTGTTGTTGTTCCTGTAAAAATTCAATATCTTTAAAATAACTCATCTATATTGTATGTGTAGTTCTTGAAGTCTTTTTCTATTCTCTTCTCTTTGTTTTTTATTAGCTCTATCTTGTTTTATAAATTCTTTCTTACTTAATTCATTTAAAGATTCTCTTGTTTCTTTTGGTGCTTCCTTGTATCTTTCTGTTTTTGTAATATCAGGAGTCCAAACTACTGGCTCGTTCTTTTCGTTTCTAATATTATCTATTTTACCAAATTCATCTTCTATAAGTAAATTATAACTAGGTTTATTCGTGTTCAAGCTATCTGGTATTATAACAGCTTTAATATTATTTTTTATTACTGATTTATCTAATAAATATTTTCCTGCAAGATTTCTTGCTTGTTGCCCTAGCTCTTTACTTGTCATCTGTGGATATTCCGCTTCTGGTGCAAACTTTTGATATCTTTCGCCACCTATATTTGTAATAGCCCATCTTGATTTTACTTTTTCTGTTGCAAGTTCTATTGCATCATCTATATCTGAACCATTATTTATATAATAATCTTTTGCTATTGTTAAAACATCAAGAGCCATTTCTTTTGGCGTTTCTGCTTCAAAAAATATTCCTGACTTATCTTTTATTTCATCAGTTATATCATTTATTGTTTCAATAAATTTTTTTCCCTCTTTTGAATAATCTAACTCAAATTCTTGCTGTCTTATTATCTTATTTTTGTCTTTGTTTTTATTTATTTCATCTTCTGCAAATTTAACAACTTCTTCACTACTTAAACCTACATTTATTCTACTTTCAATAGCTTGAGCGAATGCTTTTGTCTTGTCGTTAAATTGTCTTTCTAAAGTTGGATTTTCTCTAATTAAATTTATTATTTCATTTGCTGATTCAATTTTTCTATCTCCATTACCTACAAATAACATTGAATTTAAACTTTTTTTATATATATCTGGCACTATACCAGTATTTACAGAAATATCTCTTGCTAAACCTTCTGGATCATCTGTTAATTCTCTGTATTTTTCAAAGCCTTTATTTATTACTTTTCTATCATTTTTATCTGTCGAATCAAGAAGCAACTTTCCTTGTGTGGCATTTATAAAGGTTGCTTCTTGTAAAGCTTCTTGCTCTCTTTCTTTTCTTATTTTTTTAAAATCCTTTTCTAGCCTTTCAATATCTTTCATATCTACTATGCCAGCATTTAAAGCTGTAACTTGTAAGGTTTGTAATTCGTTAGCTATACTTGCTAATTCTTCTGGTGATTGTGCATTTTCAAAATCATCTCTTAAATCTGATACAGAACCGTAAAATTGATTTTCTCCATAAGTTTTTCTTTTTCTGGATAAATCTTTATCAATATTAAATTCTAAATCTATTAAACTTGATTGACTTTCTCTTTCTATTAATGCCTGAACTTGCTTATTATTTCCGAATTGTTGTTTTAATTCGTCAGTAAATAACTTTCTTCTATCTAATATATCTTGTTTGCTATTGGTAATTACATCTTGATTAACCCCCTTTTCGCTTAAAGCGATCTTTTCTTGATTGTCAAATCGTCTTAATTGGTTTTTATATTGTAAAACTTGACTTGCATTAAACGCTTCTTGGTCTCGCTGTTCTTGGATCATAGCCTGTTGTCCTATTCCTGCTATTACTGAACCTAATTGAGTAATACCTTGAGCAATAAACCTCTCACCTGTATCTACTGGCTGTCTGACCGTAGGTGTTACCTGTTGTGGTCTTGCTTGTACTCCTGGACTTGTTGGAATTTTTACCATTATCTACCTCCTTTAAAAGCACCCACTTTCGATGCTCCTTGTAAACCTGTGCCAAACGCACCAAATATTGACCCTATCAAAGCATTTCTTCCTGCTCTTCTAGTATCTCTTGCTTGTTGCCCTAATTGACTAGCTCCAAATTCTAATGCCCTCGCTCTACTTTCTGCAAGTGTTCTTATATTCTCAATAGTCTCTTCTTTATCTCTTAAACTTTCATCTAATATGTCTAATGGTGAACCCTCTAATTTTACGCCACTTGCTGCAAAGGATAGTCTTTGACGACCCATTAACTTGTCAAAAGCTCTTGATTGTTGTAATGCGTCAAACTCCCCTAACTCTCTTTCTAATTGTGCTTGCTCTCTTTGAAAAGCCGCTTGTTGTTGTAAGGCTCTAGCTTGGCGTTTAGATTGTTTTTTGGCTTGTATGCCTCCAAATATCTGTCCGCCTCCTGCAATTGCTGTTCCTGCTATTACTGCACCTGTTGCCATATTAAAAGAATTTTACATACATATATTCATCTTTCTTATCAAATGTTATTTTTTCTAACACGGATTCACGATGAAAACCTAGCTTTTCAATCCAATTTACAAAATCATCTGTAATTGTAGTTTGTATTCTATGAAGATTCATTTTTTTAGAATATTCATTTAATAGTTTGTTAATCTCAATATAAAAGCTTTTAGCGTAATTATCAACATAAATACTAGGAATTACCCAACAATGCCCTACTCCTTGCCTAATCCACTTTATACCGCAAGCAAATATTATCTTATCATCTATGATATAAGTTTTAGCTTCGTCACAGTCTAAAGGATAAACCTCTTCTTTTAAAATATCTAAACTAGGATAATCTATTTTAGTATTTATTAAGTCTATATGCGCGATGTTAAACTTTTTATTTATCATTAATAGTTACTTTATAAGTTATACTTTTTATTGTCATAGGTTGCGGTCCATCTTGGATAATTTCAATCTGACCCAATTTATCCCAACCTGTGGCAACTTTTATTTCTTCATCTCCATTAAATAATGGCGGTGCTTCATTCATATTGTCGTTTAAACTTCTAGCAGGAATAATAACTTCATTACCTGCCCCGTCAACTATTCTTCCTCCTAATGTATCTGTAAATCTAACCACTATCTCGTGAATTCTTTTATCTTTATGTTGTGATGTTCCTATTATACCACTTAAAGCTAAGGATTCAATAGGCATATTCTTTTGCTTAGAAGAATAAGGTAAGCCAATATGGATAATTGATCCTGCACTATCAATTTCTACTCCTCCACCGCTAACAATTTTATTTGGTACTGTTGCACCATCTGAATTAATAGCTACTGTTTCACCCTCTAGATGTTCTAATCCAGTTATATTTTTAATAGCAATAGCCCATTCATTAGTCAGTAATGTTGCACTAGAGAAAGTTTCTATTATACTAACAGTTACATTTTGAAAGTCCGTAAACCCTGTTATTTTTGCCCTACCTTTACCTATTAATTGATGAATTTCTTTTCCTATATCGCCAGATTGAAAAGTAGAAGAATCTGCTGTAAATGTATTTCCTGATATAGTTATTACGCTTGATTGTGTACCATTATAAGTAAGTCCAGAATCAATATAGAAGCGATTTAGATTATCTACTTTATAATTAGGTTCTTGCACTTCTAAAAACCTCTTAACTACTCCATTTATAGTTCGTTTTACTATTGCGTAAATTTCATCATTATCTTCTGCATCACTTACTATTGCCACTGATTCAAAGTTTCCTTGTGTAACATATCTTGACCACGCTTGCACTTCTTGATCTTGTTCTAATGTTAATCTTGCAATTTGTCCGTCTGTTCTTACTGTCCACAACGAAGATAGTGGAATTTGCTGATATTCAAAAGAGGTAATGCCCCCATCTGTTATATGATCAGAATCAACAGTAATATCTATTGTTTTGTATTTATCACTATCAATATCAAAAGTAATTAATCTTGCTGTTTTATTGTTCTTCTGCATATAAATAGGAGATTGTCCTACTAATTCAGGTTGAATGTTAGAACATCCATAAGATATTTGCCTTTTTACATCTATATCATCTGGTGCTAATGCAGGGCTATTCCTTGAGCTTATAATTCTAAATATTGAACCAGCAGTACCTACAAACAAAGCTTGATCAGAAAATAACCACCTTATAGGGTCGCCTCTTTGTGATGCAATCGTTATCACAAAAGGATCATCAGCATTTGTTCCTACTTCGAAATTCTCATAATCTGCATTAGATTTAGAAAACCAAACTTTTTGCGGAGCGTATACACTGCCTGCTAATACCATTCTTTGTTCGTGGAAAGTGATCGCACCTGCAAAGCCTCTAGCATTACTAAACTCACCTTCCGACCAGTTAAAGCTTGCAGTATTGTGTAGGCTTTGAGGTACATCGTTTTGAGCTACTACTGTTACTACTGTTGAGCTAGTAAACCCAGTTATTTTTACATGAGCAATATCCGTTCCACTTTTTACTTTCCATAAACCTCCCACATGATCAGAAGTAAAAGGTGTATGACCACCTAATGCTGTCAAGGTTAATGTTTCACCTTCTGACCATCCGTTACCTGTCAATCTTACTTCGTCCGTTGATATTATATTCTCGTCTATATATGGACCTTTTACTAAATCTACTGGATTTAATGTAAAGTCATTAGATGCTACTCTGATTAATTTTTGAATACGGTGGTTTGGATGTACCATGTAAATTACATCGCTATCTTGTACAAATTTTATATCAAATAATTCATTTTCTGAATAAGGGTTGGATATTTCTAATATACCACCTCCACCATCTAAAACCACCCCTTGCCCAGAGAAGAAGCGTAAATAACCTGCTCCCAATTCGATTATATAAGTTTGCACTGTGCTAAATTCAAAGGGAATGATTCTAGTTTTTTTAGCTGAGTCTTTTACTTCCCCTAGAAATTTAAATCCTTTCCTGCGAAATATTGGTCCTTGTGTTAATACTACCCAGTTTTCTAAAGTTTCAGAACCATTAAAATATCTTTGAAATTGCGTTCTTGAGTTTATTAAGGTGCTTAATTCTCCTGCTGTAAAGTTTGTTCTTATCTCTGAAGCTCTAGGCATTATGAAAAAGTTATACCATTAATATTATTACCAAAATTAAAGCCAGTCACCCTTGAAGCACTAAAAGAATCAGAAGTGTCTGCTATATCATTATCCTCTTGGTTGTCTCTTTCTCTCGCTAGAGATAATGCTTCTATAAAATCTTGTTTAATTCTAGCTGTTCTAGTTTCGTCAGAAGTTAAAGAGTAAGCTATCTCATAAGCTAATTTTGAAGAAAAAGCCTCTATAAATAAAGAATCATATTTATTAGGGTCTGTTTCTTTACCAATAAATCTAATATTTACAGTTGGTTCATTTGTAACAAGGAAATTATTTTCTAGTTTAAAATCAATATTATTTTCTACCGAAAGTAATTTTATAAAGATTGGAATTGTTGGTAATATAAATCTGTTTGTGTATTGAAATACAGGAGTGCCAGACGCATCTAAATTTAATGATTGACGGAATATGGCAAAGTTCCAGTTGTGCATTCTTAGAACCTCTAAAAGAACCGTATCATAACTTGCTTTGCATAGAGTGGCTTCTGGTGAAGTATCTGTATCAATGTTTATCAAAGCCTTAGCTCCTAATTTTCTTAATGCTTTATTACAAATAGAAGTTTTTGATACAGACATAATAAAAAAAATTGAGGGGGATTTCTCCCCCTGCTTTGTTATAGGGTATATTTTACAATACCTGTTACAGTACCTGATGCAGTTCCAACTGTATTACCAGTCAAAACTATATCAACTAACTTGTGAGGATCTTCTGTTAGTCCAGCTAACTCCCAAACCTCTTTACCAATATTAGCAATATCAATAGAACCTAATCCATCAATAGAGCCTGCCGAAGCTAAAGAAGTTGTGCCAAGTAATGCATCAGCATCAATAGCAGCACCATCATTAATATCATAGAAGCCTAAGAAGAAATCAGTTCCCCCTGTGATAGCATCGTTTTTAATGGTAATATCTGTTAATACAGCATTAGACGGGATTCTGGCGATTCGATAAGTTGATGCGTCAGGATCAGTTGCGTTAATTTCTAAAGTATCAATAGAAGTTCTAATGACACCTTTTGAAGTTTTAGCATTAGGCATAGTCAAAGTATCTTGATCTAAGCCTGTAAGGTTTATTGAGCCTTTTGTGTTTACCATAATTTTATTTATTTAAAGTTTAATATTAAGATTCTGTGCAAGGAATACGAACGATTTTTTCGTCCTCTACTCTCGTTGCTCCAATGTCTAATTTGATATACATTGTTTTAGTGAATGATCTCTCTACATTTTCACCAACTTTCATTGTAATATCATTTGCCATTGCGAAACCTAAAGCATTTTCAGTATAAAGCAAAACATCTCTATCTCCGTTATCGTCAAGAAGTAATCTTTCTGATAAGATGAAGTTAATATTGTTCCATACACCGATAATACCTTTATCTAATACTGCGCCCGCTGTGAAGTCCCTATTGATAATTTTATTATCATCTTCTAACTCTCTATGTTGTTTAGCTGTTAAAATACAATATAGTTTTTCATCTGGATCAACATCAGCCGATCTAATGATCTCACGACCATTAAGGATTCTATCAGCAGTTAAGCCAGAAGCAGGAGTTGAAACGACTTGAGAGCTAGGGAAATCAACTGCAATATTACCATCTTTACCTTCAAATGCTTTACCAGTTGCGGCAGCGATAATTACATCATCTTTCTTTCTTTTAGCAGCATTTATCAATGCTTTCATATAATCACTTTCTAAACCAGAAATGGTAGATCTAGCGGTATCGAAATCATCAATAAATAAAGAGCCGTGAAAAGGTTTTGGAGTCATCTTTCTTCTTGAATGAATAGGATCTAAATAAGGAGTTTCTGGATTTCTACCAATCTTTTCTTGTAAGTTTAAAGAACCTAGTTTATGAAAAAAGAACTCTTCTGCTTTCACAGATTCTTTTCTTCTTACTGTTCCGTCTAAGCGGACATTGTTTTGTTGTACAGCTTGGATAATATCGTCCTTAAACTGTTTTACATGTATTTGATTTTGTGTACTAGACATTGTTTAAGTTTTAAAAATTAATTAAATAACAAAAATGCGATTTCTCGCCGTCAATTGCTACCCATCAATCTTCAAAGACTTAAACAAAGCTACCTTTTACTTGTGTTGGACAATTATTTTACAAGATAGAATTTGTACTAAACCCAGTTACTATCCCTAAAGATTCGCCAGTCTCATTGGCGTAAGCTATCGGGTATAACTTAGCAAGTTCTCTATCTCTTACATTAGGATCAATAGTTCTATCATTCCTAATTTCACTAATTTTAGCAAGTGCATCTTCTTTTGTCAAGCCCCCTTGTGAATTACCAACCTTTCCTTGAGTACTTTCTCCGATTTGTTGACTTACATTATGCATAATTTTAGCAACTGCAAGCTGTCCTTCTGGTGGAAGATTAACAAAAGCCTCTTGATCTTCTTCTGTTGCAAAGCGTTTAAATGTGGTTTCTGCTTCTTTTAGATTATGGTCATAAGCTGATCCCCACTCCTTTTTTAAACCCTCTTGCATTTCAGTAATTTTAGCATCTGATTCTGCTTGAATATTATTTAACAACTCGCTTTCTTTATTTGTAAAGGTTTCTACTAGCTGTTTAAATGCTTCTGGCTTTACTCCTAATTCAATCGCTTTTTCTTTTATAGGATTTAATAAATCATCATTAGCATTATAATTCTCTGGTAATTCATAAGAATAATCTTCTGGTGAAAAAGTCTCTGGCTCTTTGGGTGATCCTAATTTCTTTTCTAGGTTTATATAGCTTTTTGCTAGTCCATTTATATCTTTAAAATTAGATAATGATTTTGAGTTTTTTATTTCTTCATCTGTTATCTGGTCAATAAAACTTGCTTCATTAACTGTTTCATTGTTTGTTTCAACTGGTGCAGTCTCTACATTTTCTGTGTTTTCTATTTGGTCGGTCATAGTAAATTAATTGCTTGTTACTTCCTCTCTAATTCTAGAAAGGATATAATTATATAATTCCCTTGCTCCATCACGAAGTAAGGAATCGGTAGTGGTATCTTCTGCCCTTTGAGAAAAGGGGGTTGTTTCTAATATTACTCTTTGTAAGTTTTCTAAAATAATCTTTCCGTTTTCTGTTTCAAATACTTGTTGGAATATTTTATTTAACTGTTCTTCTGTCATATTAATTGTGATTGTTTTGCTTTGCTAGCAGTATCCACCGCTTGAGCCTCTTGTTCTAATTGTTGTTGCTCTTGGGATTGTGCCTGCCTTTGCTCTCTTTCCCTTTTTACTAAAACAGGATTTTTAATTATATCTGGATCAATTCCTAAAATATCTGCTGACTTACTAACTACTTTGTCAAAATCAATATTATCTAATATTTCTGGGTTTACTTGTGCAAGATTCATAACTCCTGCTAGTAGTTTTTCAATAGATGCTGATTCGTTTAATTTTTGCGATTGAGTAATTGGATTTTGATAATTAATTTTTAGTTCTGGATTTTCTAATAACACTGACGGTATTTCTTTATCAAATAAAGTATTATCCTTGATTATAAATTGACCATCTGCATTTCGCATATAGATTTTATTAAATAGAATATCAAAAGTTCTAGTTAATATCTGCTCTGTGTAATCTACGATACCAAAAATAAAGTCACCCATTATTCTAAATGTTTCTGCTCTTAGTTCTAAGATTTGTGTTGCTGTTGCTCTTGGATCGTCAAAGATTTTTAACTTATCTAAGAAAAATATTTCTCTTATGTTTTGTTCCTTTCTTTGAATCAAGTCTTGAGTTAGCGGGATATTGCCAATGGTTAAGATTTGTTCAATAGGTGTTCTTCCTACTGGCAGTGTTTTCGCATCTGGGCTATTTAATGCACCAGGTTTTAAGTTAATCCTTTTAGAATATGTAGCATTTACATTTAAAGGAGGGTTTAATGTTTTTTCTGTTGCTTCGTTTAACTGTCTTGACATCTGGTTTATCTGCCTACCATCTGCCAATGCTATCATCGCCCTTGAAGTTCCGTAAATCTCCCCTGTTGCTTTCTCGCTTCTTCCAATAGCTACTGGCATAGAATCCCATCCTAACTCTTCAATCATTACTTGGTGCTTTTCATCTACCCAAAAACCTGCTATTTCTTTATTTAACTTATCTATTTTGTTTTTATCTCTTTCTTCTCTTGGTAAGATGTGTAATTGTACTGGAAATTCTGTAAAAGGGTCTTTATCAAAAGACTTTTTTACCTTTTCGTGTACATTATCCTCTCCCCATTTCTGGATCATCTGCTTTGCAGTCATTTTATCTTTAATAACTACATAATCAACATCACCCTCATCATTTTCAGCAATTAAGAAATTCTTAATATTTAAAGTATGATATTTAACAGGTGATTCCTTACCCTCTTCAATTAATGTTGCTATTGTTCCAAATACTATATCATCTGCCACCGCTTCACTTAAAGCTCTCTCAAAGCCTGTTTTGGGGTCGAATATAGTTTTTAGAATCATATCAGTAAATTCACTTATCCAATCTTTCACTTCTTGATCTTCATTTATATCTTCTGATTTGGCTGTTATTGATATAGGTTTGATCGATCTGTTAAAGAATACCCCAATAATAATTGATTTTAATTGATGAACAAAGTTAATTGGTGCGGATTCAAAAAGTCTTGTTATATTTTCTTTATCGCCTTTTGACCTGTCAATAGTTATGTTAGCTTTTGTTGGTCTGAATATATCAGCCACATCTTGCCATTCTTCTTCAAAGTTTGATCTTTCGGCAGATAGTGAATTCGCTTTTCTAATTAATTCTTTTGCATTAGTCATTATCCTCCTAAAGTTTTTCTGAAT